AGTTGCCCTTTCCTCTACGAGTCTCTTGTGCGATTGCGTTGCAGTCGCGCTCGATTTGGAAGAGAAGTCCCTTGAATTTCTCAACAGACCAACGACCATTGCTGTCAACGTCGAGGTCGAAGATACCAGCGTTAGCAACGTTGTTTGCAGCACCAGGCTTAGCAACGCTGTATACGCGACGGACGACTTCGCGGTTGATTTCTGCAAGGACTTCGCTAGACAGAATGTTAGCGAGTTCTTGCTCAGCATCTAGACCATGGATCGCCTTGAGGTCTTGTGCCAGTTCCAAGGTGTACTCAGCTTTGAGTGCTCTGGACTTAGCGGTCACAGAGGTCTTCTCGATGCTGAAGGACATCTCACGGAACAACTTGCCAGCATCGCCAGCTTGCTCAAGATCTTCTCTAGAGAAACCACGGGGAACCTCGTAGGTGCCAGGGGAGGAATCGTTGAGGAGAGCAGGGTTGTTACCTTCTGCATCGCCACCAACACCAGCGCCTGTTCTAGGAGTATATGCGCCTGTGGTTGCATCGAGACCTGCAGTGAATCCTGCATCGGGTTCGTTGAAGAGTGCCTCTTCGCCGCCCTGGTTCTCGTAGCGGGAACGCATTGCGAAGATCAGACCAGTAGGACCGCTCATGGGCTGAACGCCACAAACGTCGTATGCCATCAAGTTAGGCATTGCGCGACGAACGAGGCTGATCAGAACGGGGTCGAAACCAGCGAGACCTGCGGTGTTAGCAGATCCGAGAGCGGATCCTGCAGGGGATACAGTACCAGCGCCGAGGCTGTTAACTGCAACTTCGTTTAGCATTCCACGCTCTTCGCGTAGGAATCTTTCTTGGTTTTCCAGGAGGACAGAGGTCACTGCCTTTTTATAGCGATCAGCAATAGGAGTTGCTGCTTCGTTATTCAGAACAGGGGACCACTTTTCCTGGAGATGTTCTGCGTTAAACATTTTGTCTCCGAGTGTTTGTTAGGAATTGTGGATAGAATTATTTAGTAGATCACTGATTCCAGCGGGACATAGCATTGATGTACGCTGCCATTGATGGAGATACATCTTCAGTGCTACCCTCTACTGGAGTTTCATCTGCAACTTCTGCTTTGGTGACCGACTCCTTAGTGAAATAGGACTCCTTGATTGTGGTGAGTTTCTTAGAGAATTCTTCCTCATTAGTAAACTCAACACCCTCAGCAAGAGATGCTAGTTTTTCTTTCTGAGTATCAGCGAGTCCTTCGGAAACTAGGTTTACGATGACTTGCTTGCTGGACTCATCCAGACGATTTTGAAGTTCAATATTAGCCTTAACCTGTTCGTTGAGGCGTTCCTCCATCTTACAAAGATCTTCGCTCAGTCCTTCGAGAACGTCAACTTTCTCGTCGGGAACTGCAATATAGTGCTCTTCAAAGAGATTCTTCAGACCTACAATGAAGTCCTCAGTAATCTCATTTCTGATACCGCGATCAACATTGACTTGATTTTCTTCAAGCCACTTGTTGACTGCGTAGTTGAGGGTTCCGTTAACTTCTTCAGCGAGTTCCTTCTTGGAAGATTCAACTGCTTCGTTAACTTGTGCTGCAAAACCTTCTTCTAGTTTCGCCCACTCTTCGTTAAGGCGAGAAGTTACAGCAGCCTCAAAGATTGTCTTTGCCTTAGCAGCAAAGTCTTCGGTGAGTTCGGTGCCCTCGGTTAGAGCAGCAACGTCTGCACTCATGTCTACCGACTCAAACTTAGGTTTGATGGGGTAGGTTACGCTACCACCTTCCTTGGTTCCGTAAGCAATATTGCTACCAAACTTAGGAGCGGTGCCGTTAGGAAGGTCGGTGTTGCTTGCGCCACGGTTAGGTTCGCCAGAGATGCCACCACCAATAGGAGCAGCAGCCTTAGCACCAGGATTCTCGTCGCCATCCTCATCATGCTCATGAGGAGTTGTGGTTACGCTGTTGACTTCCTGTGGTGCTTTTTGTCCAATTGCAACGCCAGGTTGAATTGGTGCAGCGTGTCCTGTTGCGCCTTCACCTGCTGCTGCTTTTGCATTAACAGCGGTGTTGGACTGACCTGAGGCAGCAGCATCACCAGGGAGCACAGCAGCAGTCACTGTAGGCATTGGATCTTGACCTGCCTCAGCGAGGACAGCCGCGTGCTCACTAGCAAACTCCTCAAATTTTTCGTTAAGCATATCTGACATTTGAGTTTCCCCGTGTGTTCGTTATTGATTTAATCTATAGTTTATTTATGAATTTAATTTATTAGAGCGCGGAAAGGAATTTCTCAAATGCTCTAAGGGTTTTTTCTTCTAGCGCAATGCGAGAAGAGGTGTCGATCTCGGACTTCATTTCGGCAATTTCTTTCTCTTTGAGAATGCCATTATCCCAGACCCACTCTTTACCTTCCATGATGCCATTAACAAAAGCATCAGGTGCGGAAGGATCAGCAACGATGTCTGCTGCGGTAGCAAGCATGAAATCGTCCATAACATAGGATGCACTTTCCTGTCGGTCGATGCTACCCATGCCTCTAGACGAGACACCTAGTTTGACACCTTCATCCAGAAGGTTTCTTGCGATGTTACCCATGGGAGTAGCAAGAATTTGTGCCTTGCCCATGAAGTTTGTTCCTTCTGCCTTCAGTGATGTGATGCGGTGAGACACACGATCAAGGTTGACAGTAGGACCATCAGGGTGACCAAGTTCTCCTAGAGCACGACCAGTTTTGATGTACTCTTCGTTGTAACGACCGACTTCTTTTTCCAATACGGAGAAAGGATAGATACGTCCGTTACGATTCTTGATCTCAGACTGCAGAAAAACACCTTCAATATACAGGTGCTTCTTGCCATCCTTTTCTTCGGTAAGAATCTGGATATCTTCGATGTTTTCTGTTATTAGTCTCATTCTTCTTCTGGTGATGGTTCGTCAAAGAAAGTGTTAGCGACAACTTTTTTATAGTCGTCCATACTTTGTGACGCTTTCGCGTACAAAATGTCGGAGATTTTGTCAAGAGCATCCGCTCTCTTCTTATCCCCGATCAAATTAACAATGTCCAATACTTCAGACTCTAAAGGTTGATCACTCATGCTATTGTGTTGAAGTCTAATTATTTATCAGTTTTAGATGCGGAAGGTTTGGGAGCAGCTGCCAATTTCTTCATTTCTCTTTCCGCAGCAGCATCTGCTTCCGCAGATTGAAGTTCAGGTTGGAATGCCTTGTTCTGCTGCTCCAAGTCTGTGAGCATGTTGACTTGAACAGGATCGATAGCAAGACCAGTGTCAATATCTGACTGCATTTGCTTATCAATCTCTTTATATTCATTCTCAGTTTGCATGAGAATCTTACGGCGGATGTATTCTGTGGAGAAATACTTACCAACGAAAGGATCCATCTGAGTAGCGAGAGTGATGCGCTGCATCATCATCTCTTGTTCCTTCAGTTCATTGAAGTGGTTGTCAAACAGGAAGTCATACTGAATATGTTCTTCCATGTCATCCCAATCTTCGGGAGTGATAATGCCCTTGAGAATCAGTTGAGTCTTCAACATGTCATGGAACAATTGAGCGAATCTCTTGCGGAGACGCCCAATGAACTTAGTGAACTTCAGTTCGTCACGCAAGATCTCAGTAGACTTACCAAGATTGAAAGCTTTGTTATCGTCAGTAAGACGAGAAGGAGGTAGATTAAGCGAGTTGTAAAGTTTCTTTTTAAAATACTCCACATCCTTGAGTTCGCCAAGGTTTTGTCCTCCTGGGAGAGTAGTGATTTCTGTTCCGCGTCCACCTTCACGACGTGGCAACCAGAAGTCTTCAAGCATAGACATATGCTTTTTGTCGTCACGGATCTCTCCAGTCTGACCATCGTAAACTAGTTTGTTACGATAGCGACTCATAACATCACGAAGATATTGTTCTGCCTTTACCTTAGGTAGATTGCCAACATCAATATAGAAGATGCGACGTTCTGGTGCGCGAGATAGTCTGTAGATAACAAGAGAGTCTTCAATCATACGGAGTTGATTGAGAGACTTGATTGCTTTGTGTAGGAAACTCAACGACATTTTTTTGTTGAGATCCATCAAACCAGAAGTTGATTGTGCGATAGCATCCGCAGCAATCTTGATACCTTCTTGGTTTGTCCAGTCCATTGCTCCAGTAACCATTGGAGTTTGACCTGCAAATCCTTTTGGGTTATAGAGATAGAACTCGATATAATCGCCGTAGTCATATTGAAGTGCAGATCCTTTTTCCTGCTCAGTTTTGTTTGGATCTGTACCTTTTAGTTTCTGTCTAACTTTTCTGATCTTGAGGGAATCGATGTAGCGAAGTTCTAGGATTCCTTTCTTTGGTTTGTCAAGATCAATTACTTTGTGGTAGTGACATTTGCCATCAACATACCAGTTACGAATGATTTCATGTGCATTCGTATTAAAGTCCATCATACGCAAAATATGATTGAACTCATCGCGGATCTTTTTCTTAACACCCGCACCTACTTCTAGATTCTGTAGGTCAACCTCTACGGGTTTGTCATCACCATCATTAACAACAAACTCATTCACAATTTCATCGATGGCAGTATCCACTTCGGGATGAAGGGACATGTCACGATATC